GATTGGTATGGGTATCAACCAACGTATTTCAGGTTCACGTAAATCTGATTCAAAATACGAAAACACATTGGTTATTGTAAACCAACCTTGGGTTGAATTACCTGACAATCCATTCGGTCAACCAAAAATTAAGGCAAAAGGTGGTGAAGCTATTTGGTTGAACTCATCTTTGGTATTTTTATTTGGTAACCAAAAAGGTGCGGGAACTAACAAGATTACTGCAACAAAAGACAAAAGAAGTGTTAAATTTGCTATCAGAACAAAAGTATCTGTAATGAAAAACCACATCAATGGATTAGGATATGAAGATGGTAAGATTATCGTAACACCACACGGGTTCTTGGCAGGTAAAGAAGCATCTGAAGAGAAGGCGTCAATTGAATCATACAAGAAAGAGTATGCTGACTATTGGAAAGAAATTATCGGAGTCGATGGTGACTTTGATTTAAAAGAAGAAAAAGAGGATTAATATATTGTTTCACCCTTTAAATCACAGATGTGATTAAGACATTATTAGTAGACGGTAATAATTTATTTAAGATAGGATTCCACGGAGCCAAAGATGTTTTCAACAACGGAGACCACGTGGGCGGAGTATACCACTTTGTGAATATACTCCGTAAATTCCTTGAAGAACACAATCATGATAAAGTTGTTGTGTTTTGGGATGGTGAATCAAATTCATCTATCAGAAAGTCTATATACCCCCAATACAAAGAGAACAGACGAGAGAGTATGAATGAGTATAAATACGAATCGTATTTGTACCAAAGGTCTCGTGTCAAACAATACCTTGAAGAAATTTTTGTAAGACAAATTGAGGTTGAAGATAACGAAGCCGATGACCTTATCGCATACTATTGTAAGATATCCAAAGACGAACAGATTATCATTTTTTCAGCAGATAAAGACCTCACACAACTTATCTCTGAGAATGTGACCATCTACTCCCCAATCACAAAACAGTACTTTAAAAACGGAGATATGATATCCATCAATAAGGTGGACATACCTCACTATAATGTATTGGTTACAAAAGTGTTTACAGGAGATAAATCGGATAACATTGATGGTATTCAGGGACTTGGTGAAAAAACTTTAGTTAAGTTATTCCCTCAATTGCAGGAGAAACCATGCACTATCGAAGAAATCTTGGATTATGCACGAAATATCCCGCAAGACAAACCTTCAAAAACATTGACAAATCTTTTGACAGGTAAAACAAAATCAACTATATTTGGAGAAGAGTTTTATAGAACAAACAAAAAGATAGTCGACCTTACAAACCCTTTAATTACTGAGAATGGAAAAGAATTAGTTGAACAAATTTTGAACGATACGATAGACCCAACGGACAGGGGTTATAAGAATCTGATGAGGATGATGATGGAGGACGGTCTATTTAAGTATCTACCCAAAGACAATGAGGCTTGGGTCAATTTCCTCAAACCCTTTATGAAATTAACAAGAAAAGAAAAAAGAAATACAAACAAAAATTAAATTATGAAAGAGCAAGACAGCACCAAAATGGAATTCTTACTTACGTTGAACGACAACATTGTTGTCCAAAGATTCTTTAATGTTCGAGGGTATAACCCGAAAGCAAAAAATTCTTTGGAGTTATACGATTTTGTTAAACGACTTAAAGAAGAACTTGAGTACAATCTTAAAATGAAGACAGTTGTTTACATGATGGACAACCGAGATGCTATTTTAGCAGACCCCGCAATTATGGACACATCGTTCACCGATGACAAGGAAGAGTTCAACATTTTTGTAAAAATTGGAGAGCAGACAATTTGTCATAGAAATTTTGATGGAAAATTGTTCCCGCCAAAAGTTCGTTATACGGTTGATGTACGACCATTTTTAAAAGACGTTCTCCGAGAATTAACTGACATTTTTTCAGGTCAAAAATTATCTTTTGATTATTTGAACTTTGACCTAAACAAGTGAATATTTAATAAAACAGACGAACGAAAAAATACAATATGAACAAGAATTTTGATTACTTAGGAAACACATTTCAAATACAGCTTTTAAACCAAATTGTCGTCGATAAAGAATTTTCGGCGTCGATTATGGACGTAATCGAGAGTTCATATTTTGACAACAAATACTTCAAGATTATCTTGCAAATGATTAAGGAGTATCACGTAAAGTACCAATCAACGCCAAATTTTGACACACTCGAACAGATTGTTAAATCTGAGATTTCACAAGAGTTAGTTGCAAAAATTGTCCTTGACACTATCAAACAAGTAAAAGACGCACCATTTGAAGGGACTCAGTTCGTTCAAGAGAAAGCGTTGAAGTTCTGTAAACAACAAGAACTTCAGAAGGCGATGGACAAAGCCCAAAAAATCATTACGGAAGGTGACTTTGAATCTTATGATAAGGTTGAAGGTTTGGTCCGTGAAGCTCTTCAGGTTGGGGAAAGAGATACAGGTACAACTGATATCTTCTCTAATCTTGACACAGTTCTTGATGAAGACTTCCGTCATCCAATTGCAATGGGAATACCAGGAATTGACCGACTACTTAAAGGTGGTTTGGCAAAAGGAGAAATTGGTGTTATCTTAGCACCTACAGGTGTCGGTAAAACTACCATCCTTACAAAGATTGCGAATACTGCGTTTAATCTTGGTTATAACGTCCTTCAAATATTCTTTGAGGATAACCCAAAGATTGTACAACGTAAACACTTCACACTTTGGACTGGTATTGAACCTGACAACTTGGTAAAACACAAAGATGAGGTCATGGCTAAAATCACAGAAATTAAAGAAACGATGAAGAACGAGTTAATCTTGAAAAAACTTCCATCGGATTCTATGTCCATGAATCAAATCAAAAACCAAATCAGAAAAATGATTGCTGATGGTACAAAGATTGACTTGGTTCTTTTAGACTATATTGATTGTGTGGTTCCTGAAAGTTCGAGTAAAGATGAATGGAAGGCTGAGGGTTCAGTTATGAGAGGTTTTGAGGCGATGTGTCACGAACTATCATTAGTTGGATGGACAGCAACACAGGGTAACAGAAGCTCTATATCTTCTGAGGTTGTTACCACCGACCAGATGGGTGGTTCTATTAAGAAAGCACAAGTTGGACACGTTATCATTTCTGTGGCTAAAACTTTACAACAAAAAGAAATGAACTTGGCAACCATCGCCATCACCAAATCACGTATTGGTAAAGATGGAGTTGTATTTGAAAACTGTAAGTTTAACAACGAATTACTGGAAATAGATACTGATTCGTCTGTAACATTCTTAGGTTTTGAAGAACAACAAGAAGAAAGAAAAAGAGACAGAGTTAAGGAATTGCTAGAAAAGAAAAAACAAAGAGAGCAACAACAACAACAATCGTAAAAAAACACAATTTAAAATTATGGAAAAAATATTAATAGAGAACCCTAATAGGTTTGTTATCTTCCCAATTCAACATAACGACATATGGGAGTATTACAAAATGCATCAAGCGGCTTTTTGGACGGCAGAAGAAATTGACTTGACAAACGACATCAGAGATTGGAATAATCTCTCAGAGAATGAACAATATTTTATTAAGAATATTCTATCATTCTTTGCGGCATCTGACGGTATTGTCAATGAAAACTTGGCTGAAAACTTTTATCGTGAAGTACAATACCCTGAAGCGAAGTTCTTCTATGGTATGCAATTGGCGATGGAGAACATCCACAGTTTGATGTATTCACTTCTTATTGACACTTACATCTCAAGTGAGGAAGAAAAGAATTTATGTTTCACAGCATTGGACAACTTACCAGCAGTTCAAAAGAAAGCTAAATGGGCTTTGGATTGGATTGAGAAGGCATCGTTCCAAGAAAGATTGGTTGCGTTTGCGGCGGTTGAAGGTATCTTCTTCTCAGGTTCATTCTGTTCAATCTTTTGGTTGAAATCAAGAGGTATCATGCAAGGTTTGTGTAATGCAAATTCTCTTATCTTTAAAGATGAAAACTTACACTGTGACTTCGCAATTCACCTTTTAAATAATCACGTTGAAAACAAACCAAGTGAAAAAAGAATCAGAGAGATTTTATTATCGGCGTTGGAAATCGAAAAAGAATTTATCACCGAGTCATTACCTGTATCTTTAATTGGTATGAACTCAAACTTAATGAAACAATATCTTGAGTTTGTTGTTGATGGATTGTTGGTTAAATTTGGTTGTAAAAAAGAATTCAATGTTGAACAACCATTCAAATTCATGGAACAAATTGCTGTTGAGACTAAAGGTAACTTCTTTGAGTCAAGAACAGTTGAGTATCAAAAAGCTAAATTAAATGAAACAATTTCCTTCGAGGAAGATTTCTAATCTAAAACAATATGATGTCATTAAAAATTAAAAAAAGAAATGGTGAGGACGTATCATTCAATCCTCAAAAAATCTATAATCGAGTTAAACGTGCTGCTAAAGGTTTGAACGTAAACTCTGATGAAATATTCATCAAGGTTATTACGTCAGTACCAACTGAAGGACTTATCACAACTAAAGAGTTGGATAAGTTGGTTTATGAAATTGCTGCGGCGTACACTGGTAGTCATCACGACTACTCAAGACTTGCATCGTCGGTTGCAATTTCTTCTTACCACAAAGAAACCAATGATAGTTTCTGTGAGACTATTATGGAATTACATTCGACAGGTGTCTTGTTGAAGACACCTCAAGGTAAAGTAATTGAAAGACCACAACACATGTATATGAGAGTTGCGTTGTGGGTTACAAAATCATTTGAACAAGCGGTTGAGTATTACCACTCATTGTCTAATCAACTCATTTCACCAGCTACACCAATCATTATCAATTCAGGAACCAAAGTTCCTCAGTTGGCGTCTTGTGTATTACACTACAACAATGATGATTCACGTAATGGTTTATTACATACCTTGAATGATATATCAACATATTCTTCAGACGCGGCAGGTATTGGATTAGCAATGTCTAATATCAGAAGTAAAGAAAGTCGTATCAATTCGTCAGGTGGATTTGCGGGTGGATTGTTAAAGTATTTGAAAATTGTTAATGAGTCATTAAGATTCTTTAACCAACAAGGAAGACGACCTGGTAGTGCGGCTATCTACATTGAACCATGGCACAAAGATGTTATGGACCTATTGGATATCAAAAAGAATACAGGTGCTGAAGAATTGAGAGCAAGAGATTTGTTCACGGCTCTTTGGATTCCTGATAACTTCATGAGAGCGGTAAGAGAAAGTAGTGATTGGTATTTGTTCTGTCCTAACGACATTATCAAAGCGGGCATTAAACCACTTCAAGAATGTTATGGTGATGAGTACGAAACAAATTACAACAAAGCGGTTGAGTTAGGTCTTGGTAAAAAAGTTAAAGCTCAAGACGTTTGGACTAAGATTATCGAATCACAAGTTGAAACTGGTGTTCCTTACTTATGTTCTAAAGACAATGCTAACAAGAAAACTAACCATCAGAATATAGGTGTGATTAAACAATCAAACCTTTGTAATGAGATTTACCAATACACCGATGAGAAGACTACAGCAATCTGTACATTATCTTCAATGGTATTGAAAAACTTTATTAATAAAGGTGAGTTTAATTTCGACTTACTTTATAATGAGGTGAGAAAAGTTGTTAGAGCTCTTAACAAAGTTATTGACATTAACAGTTACTCAACTGAAAAGGGTAGAAAAGGTGGATTGGACCAAAGAGCAATTGCAATTGGTACTCAAGGATTGGCTGACGTATTCTATTTGATGGATTACATCTTTACATCAGAAGAAGCTAAGAAATTAAATAAAATGATTTTTGAAACAATCTACTTCGCAGCTATCACTGAAAGTATGGAGTTGTGTAAGTCAGGTGAATACAAACCTTACGCTCACTTTGAAGGTTCACCAATGTCAAAAGGTATATTCCAATTTGATATGTGGGGATTGGATTATGAAGGATTAGGTGGTTTATGGGATTGGGATAGTCTTAAATTAGAAGTATCTAACCATGGAGTATGTAACTCATTATTTACGGCTCAGATGCCTGTGGCGTCTTCGGCGAAAATTACAGGTTCATATGAAATGACAGAACCAGCTCACTCAGCAATCTTTAACAGACGAGTTGTTGGTGGTGAAATCATGATTGTAAACAAATACTTAATTAACGACTTTGAAAAGATGGGTATTTGGTGTGAGGATTTGAAAAATGAAATCATCTTAAATGAAGGGTCAATTCAAAACATCAACTTCAACAACTACCTTGATACTGAAGACAAAAACTATACTAAGAAAGTTAAAAGAATTGAACACTTGATTAGTAAGTACAAAACAATTTGGGAGATTTCACAAAGAGAATTGATTAACATGGCTGCTGATAGAGCACCGTTTATTGACCAATCACAATCAATGAACATTTACATGGCTAATCCAACATTGTCTAAGATTACCTCATCACACTTCCACTCATGGGAAAAAGGTTTGAAGACATTATGTTATTATGTTAGAACTAAAGCGATTTCAACAGGAGCTAAACACTTAGCGGTTGACATATCAAAAGTACAACAACCTAAAGTTAAAGTTGAAACACCTAAAGTTGAGTTACACGAACTAACACAGAAACCTGAAGACAGTCCTTTTGAATGTTTTGGATGTAGTTCCTAATTTGAAAATCCCGACACAATCGGGATTTTTCATTTTTAATCTATTTAAAGAAAAATAGATAGCATTATATTTATTATTATGGCAGATGGAATTACTTATGGTATAAATTTTCCCTTTAGGGATTCTAGACGTGGTGATTATTTAGAACTTACAGAATTAGAATCTCAGGAAATTAAAGCCGACTTGATACATTTATTATTAACAAGAAAAGGTTCAAGATATTACTTACCTCAATTTGGTACAAGACTATATGAATTCCTTTTTGAGCCATTTGATGGTTTAACATTTAATGCGATTGAATCCGATATTAGAGATGCAATTGAAACATTTATGCCAAACTTGTTGGTTAATAGTTTAAGTATCACACCAGCAGACGCCCAAGAAGAAGTTGATATTGCAACAGGACAAAATATCGTAGGTTCAAGTGAATCATCAATTTACAGATTTCCTGGTAAAGGTACATCTGAATATACTGCAAAAATAAGATTAGATTACTCAACCAACGGGTCAACATACGGACAGAGTGATTTTGTAATTATCAATATTTAATATAAATGGCAAATAATAGAATATCGTACGCTACTAGAGATTATCAGTCAATTAGAACTGAACTCTTAAATTATACAAGAACATACTATCCTGACTTAATTCAGGATTTTAATGATGCATCGGTATTCTCAGTATTTATCGATTTGAACGCAGCAATTGCGGACAACTTACATTACAACATCGACCGAAGTGTACAAGAGACAGTATTACAATATGCACAACAAAGGTCATCCATTTACAATATAGCCCGAACTTATGGTTTAAAATTGCCAGGACAAAGACCATCGGTCGCCTTAGTTGATTTTTCAGTTACGGTTCCTGCATTTGGTGATAAAGAAGATGAGAGATATCTTGGTACTTTATTAAGAGGTTCACAAGTTGTTGGTGCGGGGGTTGTATTTGAAAATGTTTATGATATTGATTTTGCGTCACCGTACAACGCTCAAGGTTTCCCAAATAGATTGAAGATTCCTAATTTTAATTCTAACGGAATACTTGTTAACTACACAATTACAAAAAGAGAAATTGTTGTTAATGGAATTACCAAAGTATTCAAAAGAGTTATCAGTGCAAATGATGTTAAACCCTTCTTTGAATTGTTCTTACCTGAAAAGAATGTGTTAGGTATTACAAGCGTGTTATTAAAAAACGGAACTCAATATACAAACATACCAACCACAGCCGAATTTTTAGGTGCTGAGAATAGATGGTACGAGGTGGATGCATTGGCTGAAGATAGAGTGTTTATTGAAGACCCGACCAAAGTCTCAGACCAACCTGGTATCAAAGTAGGTAGATATATTCAAACACAAAATAGATTTATTACTGAATATACTCCTGAAGGATTTAAGAAAATGACTTTTGGTGGTGGTACGAACACTGCTCAAGACCAATTGAATCAATTCACGACTTTAGGTACAACATTAGAATTACAAAAGTATTCAAATAACTTCTCATTAGGTTCAACACTAACACCTAATTCAACATTGTTTATTCAATATAGAGTTGGTGGTGGTTTGGCGACAAACTTGGGAACTAATGTAATCAATCAGATTGGTACGGTATCTTTCTTTGTTAATGGTCCTTCAGAAACAACAAACTCTGCGGTAATCAACTCATTAAGATGTGTTAACGTAACTGCCGCGGTAGGTGGAGCAGGACTTCCATCATTAGAGGAAATTAGAAATTATGTATCATTTAACTTTGCGGCTCAGAAAAGAGCAGTAACAGTACAAGATTATGAATCAATCATTAGAAACATGCCAGCTCAATTTGGTGCACCTGCAAAGGTATCCATTACTGAAAACGACAATAAAATTTTAATTCAAATATTATCTTATGATACGTCAGGTAAATTAACAAATATTGTGTCAAACACTCTAAGACAGAATATTGCCAACTACCTATCAAACTATCGTATGATGAACGATTACATATCAATATTCAGTGCTGAGGTTATTGACTTGAGTGTTGATGTTTCAATTGTTTTGGACTCGGCACAAAATTCAGGACAAGTAATTTCAAGTGTTATTGATAAAGTATCTGCGTACTTTAACCCACAAACAAGACAATTGGGTCAAAACGTATATCTGTCGGAGATTAGAAGTATTATTCAAAATACAAATGGGGTGTTAACAGTTGCGGGATTAGAAGTGTTCAATGAGGTTGGGGGTCAATACTCTTCAGCTGAAACATCAATGGAATATTCAGACCCAGAACTTAAATTAATTGCTCCTGTTGACGACACAATCTTTGCTCAACCATCTCAGGTATATCAAATTAGATATCCTGGTAAAGACATCCGAGTTTCAGTTAAAAACTTCCAATCAATTACTTTCTCTTAACAAGTTTATTTATTTTTACTTTAAGTTATTATTTAATTACGTGCGTAAACTTTAAAAATAACGCATAAACTATTTATTAACTAAAGAGATTAATGGGTCAATCATATAGAATAAGGACTGAGTTAGGTATTAGTAAAACTATTAATGTACAGTTAGACCAAGAGTTTGAACAGTTAGAGATTTTATCTTTAAAAATACAACAGGAGGATATCTACATAAGAAGTTGTGCTGATTACGGAGTAATTGTTGGTAGGGTTACCGCTAACAACGGATTCGGATTACCCAATGCTCGAGTGTCTATATTCATCCCAATTACAAATATTGATGAATCAAACCCAATAATTTCAAGTATATACCCTTACAAATCCCCAACAGATAAAAATGAGGATGGTTATAGGTATAATTTATTACCTTATGAAAAATCATATTCCGCTCACGCCGCTACAGGTACATTACCATCAAGATTAGATGCGTTGACGGGAAATACCGCGGTTGAAATATACGACAAATATTACAAGTTCACCGCAAAAACAAATGATAGCGGGGATTATATGATTATGGGTGTCCCACTTGGGTTTCAAACTGTGGTAATGGATGTGGACTTATCTGATATAGGTGAGTTTTCATTAACACCACAAGATTTAATTAGAATGGGGTTGGCAACTGAATCACAAGTTGCTGGTAATAGATTTAGAAGTTCAAATGATATTAACTCATTACCTCAAATTATTAACTTAGTTAAAAATTTAGAAATTTCACCACTATGGGGTGACCCTGGTATTTGCGATATTGCGATTAATCGACTTGATTTTGATTTAAGGGATGATGCCAATGTTAACATACAACCCACATCGGTTTTCATGGGTTCAATATACTCCACTTCTGATGAATTTAGAGTTAAACGAACTGCAAGACCAAAAGATAACATGGGTAATTTGTGTTCTCTACAGACAGCACCTGGTCAAATTCTTGCAATAAGACAAACAATATATCAAGATAGTGATGGAAATCCAACATTAGAAGAATATGAATTAGAACAATCAGGTAACGTTATTGACGGAGATGGAACATGGTTAACAGAATTACCAATGAACTTGGATTATTATATTACAAATGAGTTTGGTGACAAAGTGGTATCGAATGACCCTGATATAGGTATACCAACAAAGGGTAAATATAGATTTAAAATTAAATGGACCCAACCAACCGCACTAACGGAGCAAACAAGAAGACCTTATTACTTGGTTCCTAACGTTAGAGAATATGGTTGGTCAAATACTGAAAGTGACCCAGTAAATTCTGGTATTTCATCGGTTCAAAAACGATTAGCGGGTTCATATTATTTTGGTTTAGATTGGACAGGTTATACTAATGTAAACGCGGCGATTGCTTGTGAAGACACTTTTTATCAATTTGACTATAATAAAGTGTATACCGTTGCTGGACTTATAGATGAATTTAAAAATGGAGGTAGAGGTAGATTTATTGGTATTAAAGAAATTGATAGTAATGATTGTGATGCGACAATCAACAAATTTCCAGTAAATGAAGGATTTAGAAATTTTGACTTAATTTACTTTTTATTTTCAATATTATTTACAATCATACAATATATTGGGATTCCCATATTAGTTGCGTATCATATTGTTGCGTGGATTAAAAACTTATTTAATAATAATTTATTAAAGGTTTTGTTATGGCCGCTTTGGTTATTAACGTTACCTATACGTTTATTAACTCCAAATATTGATTATATAAAATTACCAATGATTACATATCCTGAATGTCAGGCATGTAACTGTGGAGATACTAAATCCCAATCAACTAATACCCCAAATATTGCATCTCTTTTATCAACACCAATTGAAACGGGAGTATTAACTCAAGTCTCTAATTCACAATTATATTACAATAAATTAACTGAACAATTTAGTACTGATTTAAGTACTACAATTTCACAAGCAATATCAACTAATAGTGCACAACCTAATAATCCACAACTTTTTAAAACAGCTAAAAGTTCACCTGTAAACTTTTTTGAATACTCAATTCAAAAACAGACCTTACCTATTGGTGAGAGAATAAATGTGTTTAACACTAGAAATAAATATTTTGAAGGTGTTAATAAAATTAAAGTAACTTTTGCATCTGAAAATAACTTAACATATCACTACGATAATACATTAACGGTATTATCAACACAAAGTTTTCCTGCGGGTACCTTGTTGAGTTTTATTGCTCCTGAAAAAACTACAGATAAAAATTATTTATGGAGTGGTACTACGCCATCGGGAGCCGTTTTAAAGGGTATTAATGGAATTATTCAAACTAATGAGTTTACGATTAATGTTGAATATGCTGACCCATCAAATACAAATAATAATTTAAATACAGTATATACAATACCTGCACAAACAAATGTCACTTGTGTTGATAGTATCACCGTTGATGTTACAAGTTTGGGTACTATAATATACGGTGATTGTTCAGGTGGTAGTAATACTTATGATGCGTTATCATTGGGTGTACAAACAATAACAAATGATAATTGTATTACGTTAGGTACATTTAACGGTACTGCAACATTTAATTTAATTAATAGTGGAAACACTTGCCAAAGATATACTTACCCATCAGATATTGAATACTATCAAGTATTAACCGCAATTACTATTACAACAACAACTGTTAATGGTGTTACAATACCTATTGTGCCAAATTCTGCTAATTCTGGTGGTTTTTATGAAGGGGTATTAAGACAAAATAGTATTATTGAAAATTACGAAAAACAAATTATTGGGTATCCTGGAAATGCCGCAACTTTAGAAAGTACGGTTACTTTGAATCCTACCGATTATATGGATGGATTCACGGACCAAGTAATATTAATTTTACAAAGAGGAGTTGACCCATATTCCCCATTATTAACCAATAAATATTCTATTGGTACTTTGTTTGGTACAGATGAAAATGATGTTAATTGGACATTTACCGCATCGACAAGGGTTAATATACCCATACAAAAAATACCAAATGGTTCTCCAACTTCGGTACCTCAACACAATACTCAAAATAATATTTATTTCCAATCACATTTTTATACCCCTGGTGTTGTGGGGTCTACCACACCAGGTTTACAGTATTCGTCATACACTACAAGCAATGTTGGGTACTATGGTGCACTTGATGGAATTTCGACAAATAGGTATGTAGTAGTTCCTGGTTCAACATATAACTCTTCTTCCCTTATTAATCAAACTCCAGTGTATGGCACATCTAAAGGGGTGTCAACTAAAACTACAAACGTGTATTATGAAAGTGCTGTTTCAGTAAATGATTATGATATTGCTGAGGATTTATCAGGAGGTGCAATATTGTTCGGTAACCCTTTAACTGAATATCCTGCAACCACATCTACACAAGTAAGTTATAGTCCGTTTGGTACGATTTATTTTAGTCCTATTTTATATCCATCATTAACAGGGGCTAGTCAACTTAATATTACAGGATACTCAAAAAATGTGATGAGAACTGATAGACTACCGTCATCGGATTACATTGATAGTAATAATTTAAGAGGTAATGTTAGTTTATTACAACAAAATCTTGGGTTTGCTGTTTATGCGTATGATAATGAAGGAGTGGAGTATATTGCACCAGGATTTTCAACAGGTGCTTCTCAGGCAACCGCAAATATTGATGGACAATTAGCGTCTATAAACGTTATTGAAACTTTAGGTAGTTGTCAGAATTTGGTTGGTTTAGGATGTTATGAAGGTGACGGAACAACTTTTGGAATTAAATCAAATTGTTCAGATGGTGCTACGGTTGAAGCTGGTTGTTATATCTTTGTCCAAGACCCTTTAAAAGATTTAATAAAAGATATTAAAAATTTCGCTGAGTGGGGTTACAGATTTAGATTTTTCTATGGTTTATGTCGAGGAGTTCTATCACAAACCTTTACGAACAATTGGGTTAATGGTTCCTTGTATATGTTCCCAATCCAAGTGGATACTTATTTTAATGATAAAAACCAAGCATTACCACCTGAATTTGTAAAAGAATTGGTTTATTTTGATAGTGATACTAATAATTTTTACTATCGAAGTTCACCATATCTTTCAGGCTCAACGACGCAAAGATTTATTGGAAGACCAACCACAGGTTTAATTAGACCAACTAATCAGAGAAATTTATTATTCCCAACAACAATTATTAATATGGGTATGAAGGATGATTTTTATGGCGAAATAAATTATGAACCATCATCCAAAGGGTATATAATGAACAATCTAAACCCTACTAGTTATTCTGATACATCTGATTTGGTTAATTTGTTTGTAATTTCCAGAATAACTAATAGTAAATTTTTATTTGGTTTACCTACTAATAAAGTCTTCCGACCCAGTGGTTATTTTAGGTCCTCCAACTTCACCAACAATGGGTATTTTCTTTTCATCAACCACGTTTGATTTACAAAATAAAGATTATTTAACTCCAGGGGTTATTAACTTTAGACCGACACCTGGAGCTAATGCAATTACATATCCATATGGAATTAAATCACAGTATGTGCCATTCTATCAATGGGAGTTAAAACAAGAATACACTCCAAATATTTTTGGTTCTCAATTTAATAATTGGAAAACAAATCAAGATTCTAATATTAATGTTAGTGGTATTTTTGGGTTTAATTATCAATCTTTAGATAGAAGAAATATTGACCCGCCAACTTATTTTGTTGGTTCTAATAATACTAATGATATATACCAAAGAGGGTATATTTTTAATGTTAACTCAAGTGGTGGTTATTCATATAGTATGGGAGGTGTCCCATCAAGCAAATTTTTAGTTAGTGCTCCATTCCATTTTTACTTTGGAATTAAAAAGGGTCTGACGGCATTGGATAAATTTAAAACGAAATATTCGATAAGTGAATAAGTATACTATCATACCAAGTAGTCAGGAATATAAGTCAGCTCCATTTGTTGACCAAGATATTAGTGTGACTTTAGAACAACAATCACAATTAATTGTTGAATATGACCGAAGTCAAAGTATTAATCTTGCACAGGTTTTTGATGATGAAAGACAGGCTAGTTCAACATTTAGACCAACCTTTAAAGTAAACTATATCTATGCGAATACATACACTGGTACTACAGGATATATCCCATTTAGAAATAATTTATTTTATATTGACCCAATACAATCTACGGTTAATGGTATATGGAAAGGATTTCCTCAATTCTACGAATTTGATTTTTATAGGCCACGAATAACTGACCAACACATTGATTACAAACCAAAAAGTGCTTACACATACAATTGGACCTATTATATTAGTCATGCGTATAGTAATGATAATACAAAACAATTATCGTATGAGTTAAATAATAGTTCATATGATTGGATAGCGTCTGAAGGAATACCGTTTTCGATTATTAATAGAACTCAAAATGGAAGTAATGTAATATCATTTCAGTGTATTGCTCCTCATGGTTTATCGGTTGGTGAATATGTTGAGTTATCTTTCTTTTATAACCAAATAAACTTATTCCAAGTATATTCTTTGGGTAATAATGAATTTGATAGTGAGGAATATATTTTTAGTATTTATAATTTTGGATATACAGGTACAACATTTGCTAATGGGGTTACAGGTATATTTAAAAGGGTTATTAACCCTGATAACATTACCGAAACAAAATCTGAATATTATATAAGACAACATAAAATATTAACAGATGTTGATGGTGTGGTAATAACCAAAAATGGATTTGAAAAGAACGTGTTTGGTGAAGAAAAACAATTTGAATATAGTTCGATAACTCCAAATAACGTATCAAGGATTTCACAAAAGACAAGTAGTAATTCTTATAACGTAACAGTTGCGAATGACATCAATTTATTTGGTGTGTTAGATAATCAAGGTAGACCTGTAACTGAATTGTTTTTAACTATTATCAATAAAGGATATTCAGGTTATTTTAATCAACCAAATAATAATATTGGTTTAAAACAAGGGTGGGAGTTTAATATAACTTCGCCTGTAAGTGCTTGGTGGGATTTACAAAATAATTTTTCAGATACTAATATACCAACATCAAACTACACATTAACTAATGGTGTAACTAAAACTTTCTACTATAATCAAGATTTGAAAGAAGGGGATATAATTGACGGGGATTTTTGTGAATGGAATGACTATGACCAAATTGAAAGAGTTATATCACCGTATTATCAGAAAATTAATTATAATCAGAATGTGTTCCAAACCACAAGTTTGTACGATACAAATAGTCCAGGATTTTACTATAAACCACATACCTCAATGACTATTAGAGTATTCTCCGATTATGTTGAGACGGCGAATGTTGGACAGGTTGATAATGTACCATTCTATTCATACTATTCAAACTCGGACCAACAATTTAGATGGAGGGATTTATATAGTTACGGTTTTAGAGATAATTTAGAACGAGGTGTGGACTATCCATTTTTGAATAGTGCCCAATATCCATTTAAAGAATTAACTTTTAGGTTAATACCTGAAGGTATAAATTACAACACACTTGGTGTTGAATTCCCAATTAAACCATTGATAGATGAGTGTGAATAAATTAACTATTCGTAAAGATGGGTTTGTTGATAAACAACTTACCATCCCAGTACAATTTACTTGGGATTATTTGGGGCAAGACCAAAGTATTGAGGCATATGAAAGTGAAATCATTACAGAGGTAATTGGAATTGGACGAGATTTTGAAGTTAGTCGATTTGGCCATTCACCATTAACAGGTGCAACAAATGACCCAACGGATATTAAATATGAGTTTTATTTTTATTCGGGAACTTCATTAGATAGCTCGTCAAATTGGATTACTGATTATAGGGCGGAAGGATTCACCACTCAAGAGATATATTATTACTCAAACAATTATTCAAACTCATTTTTTAAACTTGATTTGTATGATAACTTTGATGAGAAAAGACAGAAAAATTATATAACAATAATAATTCCAACACAACAGGGATTGAAGATGAATGCCATTATGCAAACAACACCTGTTACTATTAATAAACCATCGTATGTTCTTGACTACGTTGGTGATAAAGAAGGTTTTTTTCTTTATTGGTTGAAAAAAAGAACATTCTTGGATATTGAAACATTTTACATGACCGCCAAGTTTTATGATGCAAAACAAGGTGTGTTTGTTAAAATGATGAATATGCCACAATCATCTTTATCAGGTAATAAATACGTGTTTGATAATTCACAATACTTCTATTATAGAGTTCATCTTGATTACGACAAACAAGAGTATCAGGTATTTAACATGAACCCAAATCAAACAATTTATTTGAATGATGGTGAGCGAGCGGGAACTTTGGAACCCATAAAATGGTATGAATATGTTAACCCATAATGGAGGATTTTTATAATATTATTATTTCACCTGAAACTATTAAGGGTGACATCTTTACGGTTAACATGCAAGGTCAGGATGTTGGACCAAATTATACTGGTGAAACAACTGGCGTTTATTCTGCTATGACCCAAGTATTAAGTGCGGGTCCAAATGGAAGTTCACTACTTACAGGTTTAACTATACCTATCTTAATCAGACAAACCGCTGTTGACTTTGGTTATTATAGTCCATTTGATGGTGCGGTATTACAAAAAGATGTGGTTGCCAATTTTATATTTTCGTCAACAACTGCTGACCCATATGTATATAATGTATATAATACATCAAGTGAGTTTCAAAAGTTTCTTAAGTTATCTGCATATAAAATTGATTGGGGTGATGGTACTCCTGAACAGACAATTAACACATACACACCAAATTCAATTGTACACACTTATCCTGTTGCAAACGCTCAATATACTATTACTTTAAAACAAACTAATCCATGGGGTGTCACAAAAGTTTCAAAAACTGTGACAACGCCTTATGTTGATGTTGTTCCTAATAACCCAAATGGTCAAGCATTTTTTATTCCTGCGGGTGGTAATTGGTTTGAGACACCTATTAGTTATGATTATATATTTTCAGGTGATGCGGTAAATGTTGTATCCGCTCAAACCTCAAATAATTTTACAACGGTTCCATTTACAGTTTCAGGGTTAACAAAATCAAAACTTAATGAATTGGCAATGTATGGACCAAACAAATTCCAAGTTGGTGTTCCTGTAGTTAAAAATGGTCAAATATGGGGAGCAATCACAAACACTGCAACAACATTTACTGCTTATACGGTTAATTTGGTTGATTACTATGATTATATCGATGGTACTACAATATTTTTTGAACAATCTTCAGGATTTACCGATAGTAATTTAACTGCAAGACCAATAACCAAAGAAGAAGTTTTACTTAAAGCGGTTGACCAACCACAGATACAGACTAATGTTTTTGTTGAACGAGGAAAGAATTCTGCTTATGAACGAATTCAAAGAATGGGTGAAGTGGATAATTTAGGTGACATGATTAACTACGGATATGGATTTTTTAACGTTGAAAAAAAGAACTAAACTATTTATAAGATAAAAAGATATGGCAATAGGTTCATACGGCACAATTAGACCTTCAGATGTTTCACCTGAAGATGTACAAATAATAATGAATTACACTCCATCAAGGGATGTTACGGATAACTTTACCCTAACCCAACTTGACGCACAAACAATTCTTAAGCCTTACTTCAACAATACTCAAACAGGTGGAAATGCTGGTGTTGAGGTATTGGGTGGACTATATAATTTAACATTACCTGCAGAGCAATTCAACGCTCTTGGAATCTATACATTGTATTTGAGACCAGCGCAGATTAGAACAAGAATTACTGATTGTGGTGTGTTAAATGCGTTACCAAACGTAAAAGGTATTATTATTGATATTACAAATGTACCAACACAGTACCAAAACAAATTTGTACCACAAGGGTTGGTTGGTTTTAGAATAGAATATCTAAATCCCGATGGTTCAAAGATACCAAATTTCTTTAGAGTTGTTACCTCATCGTTCTTTTGTGAACCAGTTGTAACAAATGAAACAAACACAACTCAAAAAAGTATTAGATACAGATATGTTGAGGGTAATTCTAATTTAATATTCTTAACATTATCACCATCTTCATCGCCAACAAACAATCCAAATGCAACACCGTTTATTGGACAACCAAACCAAAACATTATAATCTCAAATACCTATTTCAATCCAATTACTTTGGAAATTGAAATGGTTGAGTACGACGTATCGTCTCTTGCAATTGCTCTTTATGGTAATCAAACCAAATCAATTGATGATGGTATCTATACAATCTATGACTCTCAAAATAACATATACAGACAATACAACTTATATGAAATTAGAGACCAATTTAATGCGTTACTTTACGAGGTTAGACAAAGTAGAGGTAATAACATTGACTTCAGTAAAAACTTCACAAATATAACAACTTAATGGCGGTAAATACCAAAAATACTAAATTCTTTTACCCACCAAGACCAGGTAGTGGTGCAGGTACTTTCTCTGACAACATTGTAGGATTACAAACTGTTGAAGGTGGAGGACTTACGCAAGGTAATTTTGAGTTTACCACAGGTGTTACAGAAAAAGTTAATAGAACATTCAATGTCGGAGCTTTCTCCGAACCTATGACGTTGGATTCTATGAACATTGACAGTCTTGAAGAGAGTCGAAGAATATTAGCAACTCAATTTAGAGTTTACCCTAACTTTGATATTACCCAAGTTCTTAATTTCTCAATGTATGGTTCCCTATCTGAAAGATTTAGGGTTTCAATTACTAAGATTATTAATTATTTTCCAGCATCTTTAGACGTTCAGTTTGCTAATGGTAATTATGTAACTGGAAATACTGCATATGATATTGTTTATGATGTTCAAAATGACGAAACATATTTTAAAGTAAATGTTAATAGTATTAAAAACCCATTTGATATTGATTATTCAGTTAGTGCCACAACTAATTTGGCGATAAGAGAAATAGTTTCATCTAAGTATAGAAATTTAACTGAGACTTATTTGGATTATTGTATTAGTATTAATGATAACATATTCAAAATATTAGCTTTTGTTCCATCTCAAACATTATCTTCAGGTGAACTAACATTTTATGTTTCAGGAGCTCCGTTTGGTACGACCGCAACAACAATCAACGATGAATACCAGATTAGACCTAATGACTATATAGTTGACAAGTCCTTTCAAGAAGATTTTGATGAAGTTGAAAAGTTTTTATTGAATAGATTAGTTAGACCTGAATACACTGCGGTATTCCAAGTACCTGCACAAAATGAATATGGTCAGACTTATACGAATTACCAACAAGTGACTTGGCCAAAAAATGGTCCGTGGAACTTAGATATTAGTTCGTTTTTATTCGATAATTATTTGGAGCAAATTCAAGCGATTGCGGTAGAATTAGATTCATTTAAAACAAATTTAATTTCAAGATTCTTAGTTTCAGATTCATTAAAAGAATTTGATACTTTAGGTAGAAAAGTTGAAAAGATATTTCAAATTTACGGTAGAAGTTTCGACCAAATAAAACAATTTATTGAAGGATTAGCTTACATGAATTCTGTAAACTATAATCCATCAAACGATATACCATCACAGTTATTAGTTAATTTATCTCAAACTTTAGGATGGTCATCTAATTTCTCACCAATTACAAATGAAGATTTCTTATCGTCTGTATTTGGTAACACTGCCACACCAACTTATCCTGGATATGCCAGAGCTTTAACACCTACAGAATTAAATTATGCTTATTATAGAAACTTAATTCTTAACGCTTCTTATCTTTTCAAATCAAAAGGTACAAGAAGGTCTGTTGAGTTTTTATTAAGATTAATTGGTGCACCTGATTCTTTAATTGAATACAACGAACACATTTATTTGGCCGACCAAAAAATTAATTTAGACCAATTCTATACTCAATGGGCTCAAATTTCAGGTGGAACATATGTTCAAGAAACACCAACATATGCTGTAGGCCAAACATATAGTATTCACGGTCAAATATTTACGGCATTTACAACAAATGCTACATACCAAGATGTGAATATCACATTAGAGAATTACCCAATAGATTTTGAGGGTTATCCAAACGCACCTGTTAATACTGAAAATTATTTCTTCCAAATCGGTGCAGGTTGGTATGAACAAACTCCACAACATAGAAGTCCTGACGAGGTTACGATTACAGGAAATGTGTTTACAGGTCAAAATTTTAATATCCAAACACAATTACAACCATTCACATATGGTCAGACTTATTTAAATAGATTTAGAGATTTCCCTTACATGACTGAAGGGTTTAAACTTCAGAAGATTGTTGATAATAATAAGTCAACAATCAAGAAACTATGATTACCCAATTCCTGAATCAGGTTTAACGGTTGGTTATCCTGTACCAGGTGGAGTTGATTGGACGTATGTTGACCCCAAGCCTAAGAAGAAAACATTCTTTGAATTCTCCCAAACTTTTTGGCAGAATATGATTAACACTCGAAACAGACAATACATCTCTGATGGTAAAACGGGTGGTTATCCTACATTACAATCTATTTGGTGGAAATACATTGAATCAGAACAAACTGTTGGATTACCTAACAACAAGTACACTTATCAAAAGTTAATTGATTATGTGAACGGTATTGGTCCGTATTGGACTAAGTTGGTAGAACAAATGGTTCCAGCAACAACCATTTGGAATGGTGGGGTTAGATTGGAAAACTCTGTGTTACACAAACAAAAGTTTGTTTATAGAAGACAAAGAGGATGTCAGTTTGTACCAGTTCCTGTTGACCCATGTTTCATTATTTCAAACATTTTTGACTATACATGTAGTACAGAATATGTTGATTTCAATATCTATCCATGGTTGAATGGTGACATTGCGGTTTCAAACTTTGACAGCATTTTGGCAAATAGAATCAACAACATGTTATCATCAAGCGGATTGACATTAACTCAATGTGACCAAAATTCAGTTCAAACTGAATGGTTTGTTGACTTACGAATTGCTGGCGATATATTAATACAAGAAACATTCTATAATGGATATGGGTACGATGACGTTCCAACAAATACTGAATGGAGAAATGCTTTGATAGATAATTTACCAACATTATACAACTACGGATATACTTACTTCTTAAATGGTAATGAATTAACAATAACCAATTTAAATTGTTTGCCTCAAAATTTACAAGAGACAGTGGTTTTAAATGTCGGAATAAATATTAATATAGATTGTAGTATATAATGTCAGTTTTTAACTATAACATATCGGTAACGGGGGACTGTTCAAACACTAATTCAGGTTCAATCAGTTTATTATTGACTGGTGGTACACCTCCTTACACAGTACAATGGTTAAGTCCTGTTTTATCTCCTGATATTGTAACTACATTACCTGCGGTTAAGACAGGGTTAAGCGCCACAACATATGCGGTTAGGGTTAATGATAGTACCCTACCAACAAACTCTGAATTTTATATTAACATCCCCGTATCAAGTGGGGTGTGTGCTAGTATTGTATCTGTTGTAGATACGACGTGTGGAATTAATAATGGCTCTGTGACAGGAACCTCAACATCTGATTATTCATCAACCAATTTTTATTTATACCATGGGGATGGTGTATTTTCACAATCTGCAATTACCAACCAACAAACTGTTGTATTTGGTAGTTTAACTGCGGGAACATATTATATGACGGTTGAAGATTTGGGTGGATGTACTGCACAAACTTCTAACTTCATTGTTGAAGATTCTCCGTCATTAAACTATGGATTATATGCCGTACCAAACTCTTCTTGCGGTGGAAGTCCTATGGGTAAAATCATGATTACGGGATTGACAGGTCATCCACCTTTTAGTTATTCTTGGAGTACAAGTGCGACGGGGTCGACTGTAACAGGTTTAACTGCGGGGGTTTATTCTGTTGATGTTACCGATGGTTATGGGTGTGTTAAAACTGAGACGGCAACTATTAATGATATTGCTCCTCTTGGTTTTGGAACATTTACCGCAACCCAACCTACTTGTTTTTCTGCCAACGGTGTATTAACAATTCAGATTACGGGTGGAACTGCACCTTATTATTACTCTGCATCGACAGGGGATGTTGTTGTTCAATATGCAACAAGTTGGACATTGTCAGGGTTATCACCAGGTAATTATAGTATAAGTGTCACCGACGCAGGTTTATGTACCTTTACTCAAGGAACCGTATTAACTTCGCCAAATGGAATAACTTCCGTAAGTATAAACACTCAAGGTTCTACATGTTCGAGTAGTGGTGGTACTATTAGTGTCGCGGTTAATGGGGGAACATCGCCATATACTTATACATTAATTTACCCTAATGGTAATGTTTTAAATGTTGCCAATTCACAAACAAATCAATTATTTTCTAATTTATATTCGGGAACATATACAGTTTCAGTTGCAGATGCTTCAGGTTGTTTTTATATGGATGAGGTTACTTTAATTGCGACAAATACATTCACAATTTCAACACAAACAACAGGTACGACTTGTAATCAAAATAATGGATACATAACTGTAACCAAAACAACTGGTGGTGAACCTCCATATGATTATTCATTGGATGGTTTGGTAAATGTGTTGGATACTTCGCAATCGGCCGTGACATTCAATAATGTGTCTTCAGGTCAACATACAATTACGGTTACTGATAATACAGGTTGTACTCAGACATTACAAGTTTATGTGAATGAAAGTCCATCATTAAATTATAGCTTATATAATACATCTTGTGGTAATGGTTCAAATGGTTCAATAACTGCATTTATTTCTTCAGGGGAACCTCCATTTACATATGTTTGGTCACCTAATGTACCAAACAACCCACAACAAATTCAAGTAAGTGGTCTTACTGCGGGAACATACAATGTTACCATCATAGATAGTAATGGTTGTTCATTACAAAGATTTACCGATATTACTTGTGATGCAAATTACGCTTCTTATCAGACATATGTGATGGGGTCGGAAGTGTTTAACATCCAATCACAAACAAAATATGGTTTGTTACAAATGTTAAATGATGGATTTGACGATTTAACATCGGGTAATACAAGTTGTAGTTTAATTTCTGCGACTTATACTGTGAATGTTTCGGTTAATCCGTTAGGTTTAACCGCGAGTGATACTTTCTTTACAACTACTTCATTAGTTGTTGCGCCAACTGATAATGAATACTATGACACGGTTGTTAGTTTGTTACAAACAATACCTGGTATTGGAAATGTTACTGTAGATGCAGGTAACAATCAAATAACAATTGAGACAAATCCAAATAGTAATAGTTTGGATGGTCAAGAAATCATTGTTGAGTTATTAATCGTTTATGATACAATTTGTTTGACATGACACAAGTAAGAATAACTGAAATAACGGGGGGGACATACCCTATTGATGTATACATTTCAGATGTGTATGGTAACTATCAAACTTTACTTGGTACGATTGACCCTGGACCTGTCCCACCAATTGTTGAGTACAATACGGTAATACCTTCTATATTCAACACCGCACCTGAAATCATGTTAACATTAACGGATGATAATGGGTGTAGTATTTTTAAATTATTACAGTGTACTTTTGGTTGTACATTCCAAATCACAATTGAAATGGCGTCTTGTGTTGTCAATATTGATATTCAAGAGTCAAATTGTACTGTTAATATCGAAATTCAACCTGAAAGTTGTGTTGTTACGTTAGATTAAACTTTCCAATATTTTTAATTCCTTTAAATGAAATAGTATTGTTGTGGTATTTATTAAATAAAAACATATAATGTCCACATATCTTATTTCAGTTACAAACGAAGCCCCTGGGTGCGGTACAGAAATCGAACAACAACTTACGATTACTGGTTGTACTAGTTATATAGTTAGATTAGCTTCAAATTCAAATGCTTTAGGTCCATTTAATGTTTATGTTGACAATGTTCTTTACTATTCGGCACAAACAAGAACCCAAATGCTTAACGGAGTTGTAATAACTCTTGAATGTGTTACGCCTACACCAAGTGCGACACCAACGCTAACACCAACTCCAACACAAACTGACCCACTAACAGGTGCAACACCAACACCTACGATTACCACTACAAATACTGGAACCCCAACTCCAACACCAACATTATCTCAAGCACCGACAGGTACTCCAAGTGAGACACCAACAAATACTCCTTCAATTACTCCGAGTCAAACTGAAACTCAAACACCTACGGTAACTCAAACTCCAACAGTAACTCCTTCAATTACTCCAAGCGAAACTACAACTCAGACTCCTACAGTGACTGAAACGCCAACACTTACACCAACAACTACTACTACGTTAACTGCAACTCAAACACCAACTGAAACTGCGACACCAACAGTAACTCCTTCAGTTACTCCAAGTGAAACCGCAACTCAAACACCAACAGTAACTCAAACACCAACACTTACTCCAACAACTACTACTACGTTAACTGCGACTCAAACTCCTACTGAAACTGCAACACCAACTGTAACTCCAAGTGAGACGCCAACTAATACTCCTACAGTAACTCAAACACCTACT